CATTAGCCCACGTTTCGGTCGGATCGTAGTTAGCCCATTGTAAAGCTGCGGGAACTTCGCCCCAGTTATTTAATAGTAAATCTTGGAGAATATGATAAATCTGATCGCCGTCGAAATCTTGAACTAACGTTCCATCAGTTAGGGCTTTTGGTAAGCGGCTAAGCGCACCGAGCGCGGTTATCTTTAGCACTTGATTTATGCCTACGCTGCCAGCTGTAATAATCTCAACGCCAAAATCAACGACTGTTCCGCCAAAAATAGGAACAAAAGTGTTAGTTGAATCTTTTAGTTCGATCGAAACTGAATCATTTATGTTAATGTTGACGATTGCCTGAGTAAGGTTTAGAAGCTCTAAATTACAATAGCCCGCTTGCGCTTGCTGATAAATGTTTGTTCGACCGCTAGTAATGCTTAGATTTGCCAGCGTGTAAGTCGTATATTCGACGCCTTGAATCTTTACGCGCCAGACTGGATTAAATACTGTCATTAGAACGCCAACGCGTTAGCGCCATTAGTGCCGCGATAAAAACTGTTATTTAGTACGTCAACGATCCGGCGGGCTGTGCCTTCCTGGTCGATTGCGCCGCTTACGTTGATATAAATATTTCCGCCACCGTTGCCTAGCTTGTTATTTGGAATAACGCGTCCGTTACCAGATGGGACGAATAACTCTGGCCCTCGTTCGCCCACAATATAAGGCTGATTTGCGGCAGCTAAACCGCCAGTTGCGAGCATTGGGATTTCTTGTAAATCCTTAGATCCGGGTTTTAAATTGTTAACGATGTTATAACCCTTAATAAGTAAGTTAACGACCTTGATCGCGGCATTAATGCCAGCAACGACGCCCTGAATTGCTTTGCTTACGCCGCTGATAATTAGTGCAACGCCTGAAAACGCCAGTTTAAAAGTCGTACCCATGAACGTAGCAAAGGGTTTAGCAATAACTAAAAACGCGGTTATGCCAGCACCTAACAGCTTAAAGAATCCTGTGTTATCAGATACAGCGTCGCCGATTGCGCTAAATATGTTTTTAACGCCTTGAATTACTGGCGTTAAGGTAGCTTTAAATATTGGGACGACGTATTTATTAACATAATCGTATAGCGCTGTTAAACCCGGGATAAAAGTATCTTTAAAAAATGTCCCTAGAGTTTCAAATACTGGCTGTAAATCCTCGCCAATATCTGTCGCTAGTGTGCTTAGCGTTGGAATTACTTTATCGACGAATATCGTAACAAGTGGCGTAATAGCGTCGAGCACGAACGCTCCGACGGTTTCCTTACCCTCGTCAAATGCGATTTTTAGTCGATCGATCTTTCCGGCAAAAGTATCAGCCGCAGCGTTAGCCGATCCTTCATAAGTTGCGGTGACGGCTGCGATTGCTTCATCGAAAGACATAGTTTTAAGTTCGGCAGCTGTTAAACCAATGTCTAATTTAGCTAGGGCTGCGGTGTTACCGTCGAAAGCTTTAGCGATCAGATTCGAAGTTGTTTCGAGAGATTTACCCGAGCCGACACTAGCGTCTAGTGCGACCCCTTGAAGCTTCATCGCAGCCTCGACGTCGCCCGTACTTTTGACTAAACGCGCAAAAGATGGACGAAGTTCGTCGTCGGAAACGCCGACCGCGAGAGCTGTTTGAGTAATGTATGACTCGACCGACGCAATAGTTGCGTCCGTTGCGCTTGTAACGTTCTTAATTGCTGTCGCAAGTTTGACCTGAGCGGCTTCGTCCTCGACCGCAGCTTTAACGCCATCGACTAGCAACGCGCCAGCATAGGCAAGCGCCGCCGCGCCAGCTACGGCGAACGCAGCTCCGGCAGCTTTACCAAAACCGCTTAACTTACCGCCGAACGTTTCTGTATCTGTTCCCGCGTCCGTCAAACCTTTTTTAAGATTATCGACGTCAGCTAATATCGAGAGCTTGAGCGTTCTTGATCCGTCAGCCATTAGTCGAACCTCTTAACTATTGTAGTAAAAGCTTTTTCCCACTCAGCGATTAAATAGCTTTGCTCAGCTCTTAAAGTTGGGTAAATAAAATAACCGGTTGATCCGCGCCCGGTTGATCCTGACCAGATTGGAAATTGCTTATATTTATTTGATCCGAATTCTGAGCCACCCCATAAATCGCGAGTAGTTGCGCCGCCGCTAAATTTCTGTCCAGCAAAACCAAACGAAATTTCGCCAATCTTGGACGACTTACTTACTTTAGAACCCTCAGCGATTCGACTTGCGACAGGCGACGAGTTAAGCGACCCAGCAGCCGACGTAATCTTTCCTTTTAAATAATCAGCTAACGCACTCGATTGCTCTTTAGCTTGAGAGATGGCTTCATCGTCCATCGCTTTAAAGGCTCCAGTAATAGCGCGAAGTTCGGCTTTGTCGTATTGGACGACTTCCTTACTTTCCGCCATTTCGTTTCTCCAATATCTCTAGCGCTGTCAATATGTCCGCCGCGTCCACCCACTCACTCATTGGTATTCCTGTCGCGATCGACAGTTCTACAATTAAGTAACTTAGGCTTCCTCGGCTGTAACTTTTGGGCTTTCGGTTTCTCCGACTGTTATATCGACTACCATTTCGCACCATACGTCATAAGGTTTGACGGGCTTACCGCCAGCCTCACGTCGGATCGCGTTCCACGCTAGAAACATTAAGTCAGAAATTCCGATCTTGTCCTGAGCTTGTTGAATCGTGAATCCTGTTTTTTGCTCCCACTTGGCGAACTCTGGCGGTTGCGCTGTTGTGGTAACTGTCTTTCCGTCGTTCGTTTCGATATGTATTTGTAACTTCATGCTCCCGATCTCTTTTCTTATAGTGTTGGAGTTGTCACGCAAGTAAAGCTCAGCGAAATAGTCTGTGCGTCTGGAGCTGTGCCGCCAGCGCTTGGGAATATAGGCTGAACGTCAAAGTTAAAGACTGATCCGCTTGCGGCTGTAAATACGACTGAAAGTGGAGTATTAGGTGCGCTGTCAGCTGCGTTCCATAGCGAAGCGGCTAGTGATCCGCCAGCTGTCCAGTCGGCAAGCATTTCGACGTCGAAAGTACCCTGTGAATCTGTTGTGTAATAAGCCTTACCATCTAGTGTCTGATAAGTGTTGATCGTTGACTCGATTGTAAGGGTTGCGGCTGTTGCTTGAGCGTCATAAGTTGCACCCTCGATGGTGAAAGTTATATCGCGCCCAGTTACGATTGTTGTTGGCATTTTGTCTCCTAGTTTTCCTGTTTGTAGTAAGTGCTAACGTCAATATCCGAAATAAGTAAATTACTCGAACCTAACGCAACGATCGACGGACGCGATACGTCGCCGACAATATATCCCGACGGAATAGCCGCGAGAATCTGTATGACTAACTTCTCGAGATTATCGAGAGCGCCCGCGTTATTGTTATACGCGACGGCGGCTGAGATTGTAAAATTGACTTTTAATTGGATCGAGCTGCTAATTAGCGTCGTCTCCAAATACGGAGTACCCGGCACGATGATCGCAGCGGGCGGGATTACCGCCTCGGGTACTGACTCATAGACCGAAGCCGTTACGCCAGCGAGAGCGGTCGCTAGTGGCGCACGAACGTCAGCCTGAATTGAGGTTGGCATTATTGACCCATAGTTTCGACGTCAATAAATGGAGCTAATAAACCGACTACGCGATTTTGTAAGGAGCGACCTAGCACGAAAGGCGATGGATTGAAGTCAACCTGTGCCGAAGTATTGCCCGGAGCTGTGATCGACTGAAAGACCTCAACCGATACGACTAGCAGCGCCGACTTTACGGGCGCTACTCCTGAATATAGATCGTCAGCTGTTGAGCCATTAAGTACGGCTAAACCAGCTGGAATTTTAGGTGTAAATATTTGATCTGGTGCTGCTGTTGCTGTTGTGAATATGTATGGCGCAATTTGATGATCGTTGACTGTAACGGTTAAATCGAACGCAGCTCCGCAGCCTGAAATGATTACAGCTTGACCGGGCACGAAATAATTTATGCGTTGAGTCGTATAAAACGCCATGCCATCTTTAACTTCGATCCCTGTAATCGCTGATTGGTAGCCAGTTAATAGCGGAAGGATCGCACCCTCAGCACTTGCGATCATAAGATCGAGATAAGCGTCCGAGTAAAGAGAAACGCTAACGCCTAGCACGTCACGAAGTTCCGTAGCTGTAACTATTGGCATTAGCGTTCCTCTCTATATTCTGCTCGGTCGCCTCGGGAGCGAAACGACCGATGATTATTTAGTTATCTCAGGTCTGGTTCCAGCAAGCGCCAAAAGGAATCTTTGGAGCGATTGCGGCATAGCCGTAATACAGGATGTCGATGGTTCCATCTGAGTTGACGTTAGTACGCAGCTCGAAACGTGGGGACTCATACCATGTCCATGCGTCTGGGTTAACGACTACCATTGAGAAGTCGCCAGCTGATGTAGTTGGTCCAGCGTTTCCGATTGAACGTGAAACGAATAGATTTAAACCTGGAGAAACTACGCCGCGAAGTGAATCGCCGCGAACGTTACCAGCTGCGTTTGATGGCTGAGCTGCGTTATACAGCGGTGCGCCATTGTCGTTGTAACCCATGATGTTAGTCCATTGTCCTGGGCTTACTACTAGGTTACGAGCAAAGCCAAGTGATGATGAATAAACAGCGCCCGCGGCTTGTGATGTATAACCTAAGAATCCAGTAGCTGTATTAGCGTTGACGCCTGTCTGTTGACCAGCTGCTGCAATAGTTCCCACAGCGAACTCATCTGTGACCTTAGCGTAAGCAAATTCGAGATTCTGGAGTAATGCTGTTAGGTATGAAGGATCGCTGCGGTCAATTAGCTCAATAGTGCTTATGGCACGACCCTTGAAGGACTGTACGGGAACTGAAATGTAAGTTGCGCTTAGATTTGATTCTGTAATCGCAGCATTTTCAGCGATGTTTGCAACAGTTGGTACAGCTGTGACTTTAGGCAATTCGAAAGTCATACCTGTTGCGCTTAGCGCTTCGCGAGATAGCGCGTCGATCATGCCGCGATCGGCATTAGCTAACGCGTTAATTACTGTACGACTTTGAGGGGTCGGCACCATGCCTGGAGCAGTCGAAGTCGAATTATCGGCGGCTTTGACGTACTGGCGAGCGTCCTCATCGTGTAGAACTGACGCCTTGAGTGAATACTGTAAATAAGAAACCTTATCGACAATAGGTGAACGTGGCGCTGTGTACGCCATTGGAACATGCTTAGACGCTTCTACCGATGTTTCGGCGGCAGCGGTTTCGGTAGTGTCTGACACTTTTTCTCCTTCTGTTGTTGGATTTTCTTCTTCTGTTTCCTCATCTAGGGGATCAGAATTCTCATCGGTTGCTTTCATTTCCTCTTTGTCCTCGTCGTCCTCATCGTCGCTGCCGTCTTGACTCGCAGCTACGGAACTGACGCGGGCGCTTTCGATGGCTGGCTCTGAAACTAAACTGACTTCATCGAGAGAGCCTTTAGCTACTACTAATACGCCATCGACGAAATCGTGCGCGTTAACTTTAACGCCGACACTAAAACCATCGCGTAAACCTGTGGCCGCCTCAATAAGTGCGTCGTTGCCCGCTGTTGTTTCCGCGATCTTAAATGTCGCGTCGATTCCCTGTTCGGTTGCGGTCATAGATAGAACCTTTCCGATTGGTCGAGTGCGATCGTGTTCAAGTAATAATTTAACGTTCTTAGTGGCAATAGATTCTGGTTTAAACGTCGTAAGTCCTGCGGACGTTGATCCAGTTTCGTTCCATGTTACGACGCGTCCCGTAATTGTGCGAGATTCGCTATCGGCTGACGTAATTTGTAGCGGCATGTTTAGCTTCATTTAATCATTTCCTCAGCTTGTCGGATTTCCTCGACGCTGATTGCGCCGATTTCAAATAATGTTTTGTAAATTGCTACACGTTCCGCTTCACTTCCACGCAAGTAATCCTCAAGTCTGAAATTGACTGTCTGTGATGATGGCGTGAAATCTGGCATAGATAGCCTGGTGCTTATGCTTGTCATTAGCGGAATTAACGAGAAGTCAAGCAAAGTTTTGCGAGTAACGTTTGCGTTTGAGTAAGTCATGCTCGATCCAGTTTCCGCGTCAACGTAAAACGCTGGAATTCCAATCGCCCTTGCCAGTTCGGTTGCTATGTAGGAACGGGCTGCCGCGAGCTGTAACTTCTCAGGATCAAAGCCGACTGTTTGTAATTCCACGTCCGCATTAAGAAACGCGGTCGAGCGATTACGTCTAGCGACGCCCCATGACTCAAGTAATTTTGCAATTCGATCAGCTGGTAACGCTGTTCCATTAGATTTTAATACCATTGACGGGACAGGTTCGCGAGCATAGTTAGCAGCTGCTCGCTCAAGTTCCGCACCTGTTCTAATTGTGCGACCAGCGCGATTTAATAATCCTTCGTCGTTTCCGTAAAATACGACTAACGATCCGACGCCCGTTTCGGGAATTTGTTTTCCGTCGATCGTGTAATACATAACTTCGGTTCCGTTAGCATTTAAGAAAACGCCGACGCGTGTAGGAACGATTCGCTGAACGGAGCGAATTCGCATAGTGTCGGCGAAAAGTTCGGTAATTTGCCAATAGGCATAGCCGTAAAATAATAAATCCTCAGCTGTCCAGACATAAGTTGCGCTACCAGGTACGCGTGGATCGGGATCACGAATTACTCGGGGCGCTGGCACTTCGAGCCCTGTCGTATTGTCCCTTAGCTGTAACCCGATCGAAGCGATGGACGAACAGATGATCCCGCGAGCACGTGCGATCGTGGGAACACTCATAGCTTCCTCGCGCGTAGCCTGAGTAGCGCCGCCGTTAAAGGTATAAATAGAATCCAGCGCGAATACAGGTGATACGGAAGCTTCGATGTCGCTATTTTGGAGCGGCGTTACAGCTTCCACCTTTGACGCAAATAGATCACGAATACCCATGCGCCAATTCTGTCAGCCGTATAGCACTAAGCCGTCATAATATCGAAGTCCATCTCTGGGCGTGTCGCGAAGTGTGTTACTAACGCCGTCGCTACCGCAGCACAGACCGCAGCTTGCGAAGCTCGACGTCCAATAACCCAGCCACCATCGCCGCGCTTTAATTGGACAGCTGAGAGAATCTGTTTAGTGAGATCGCTTTGTCCTCGATGGCGTAATCGTCCCGAGTTAATCGCACCGAGCAGCTCGTCGCAGCTTTGCGGGTAAACCGAATCCATGTCAAAGATCGGAATACCAGCGGGCTGGAATCTAGCCGCGACCGCGCCCGAAGTTCGCCTGGAGTAAAGCAAGTATTCGAGCGGATACTTTCGACAGTATTTAGCCGCCTCGTTAGCGATCTCTCGATCGTCAAGCTGGACTGAATTCTCCCAGGTGTGGAGCAGCTTTACAACGAAACGTTCATCGCCTAATTTTTGAGCGCCGACTAACGCGCAGAATTTGCGATCAGGCGAAATATCTAGCGCAAGCCATGTCAGCTTTTCAGGGTCGAGATCGACGCTTTCATCGTGGCAATTATTCCACTCGTTCGCTCCGATAATGCTTGAGATGGTTTGCACCCATCGGCATAATACCTCGGTTTGTACGACTTCGGGCGGATCGTTAAGTACCGCCTGTATGTTGTCGATGTTAATTGTGTGACCGATGGCTGGATTGGCAGCGAGCCAATTAGATTCGAGCTGAATATCGTCGGTAGGTGCGCTCCACTCAAAATAGCCGATGTCGTCATTAGCTCCAGCGGCGGCAGCTAGTCCGCGCTCTCGAAACGCATTTAATACGACCGAGTGAGAATCGCCCGCGTTCGTGTAGCTCATAATCATAGGATTCTTTGCAGCCATAAGGGTATATCGAAGCGACGCGTAAGATTCTAAATCTTTCATCTCTCGAAGCTCGTCTAAATGGATCGCCGATGGCGCGGACACGCCTCGAGCAGCTGAGCCGCCAGCCTTTACAATAAATCGGTTAATTTGCCCCGTCGTACCCTTGACTTCGATTTCCTCAGAGCCATGACTCCACCTAATACGCTGTACGCGCTTAGATAACATTTCCGAGCTCTCGATTAAGTTGATTAGCTGCCTAAATTGCTCTAGCGATGTGGCTAATCTGTGAGCTGAGCCGATCTGTAATGGCTCGTCCCATAAAAATAAGCCGCCTAAGATTCTGATTTGCTGGAGAAACGACTTGCCATTTTGCCGGGCAACAACCACGCAATTAGTCGGAGTAGCCCATCGACCGTCGGGTTTGTATTTGTGCGTATGCTCCAGCGCAAACTTTTGCCATGGCATAAGCCCGTCTGGAAGTATGTCAGCCGCTAAATCTATGAGATCGAAGCCTCTAGACGGTAAATTATTAAGCGGAGTATGGATTCTAGGCAACGCTGAGCCATAAGTGACAGCTGATAACGGCGGCAAAACCGATAGCAGCCGATTAGAGCCTAGGTCGTCGGGTTGTTGACCGATTATGACCTGATCGTCCTTAGTCATGACTTACGCTGACGTTTTCGGGGATATTTAGATCATGGAGAGTCGGGGGTGTTTTATCTATACCAAAAAAACGCCCACCTTTAGATAAATTACACTTTTGGCATAAAGTCTGTAAGTTGCTGTCACTATCGCCACCCCCAAGCCTTCTTGGAATTATATGGTCGATATGTAACTTTCCGTTATCTTGTCCGCATTGTTGACAGCAATAACTATCCCGTCTAAGTATGCGTTCTCTTATCTTTCTCCATTGACTTGATGACCCGTTATCAACAGCTGAAACCATTAATGCCACCCCTTGTCTTTGAAGTGTTTCCATGCTAGGCAAAAGTCGCCATCGTAACGATGAGCGATGTACCGGATACCCCAATCTATCTGAGTGTAACCATCTAAGTTCTTTAGCTTCTTGTTACGCAGCTGTGGGATTCCGTAATGACTACCGTTAACAGCTCTTGAATCGAACCGAGACTCTTTCATGTATAGCTTATAAGCGCATTGGTATTGGCTATCACTAACTACTCGACTATGTAAGTAAAGCTTGTAGTTATCTTTAGATGTTATTGAACTAGCCCATGTAGGACTCGGTATAGCCCAAGCTAAACATAGTACGCCCGATAGTAGGACTCGCCGCGAGCTCGCCCCCTGTGGGGCTCTCGTCGAGAGAGTTGATCGTACCCGCCTAGTCAAATACCGCGCAAGATTGAGCGTGATCTTGGGCGATTCCCACAACTTGTGGATAACTTTCTGTAACTGTGGATAACTATTCATCGCAGCCATGCGCCTCGTCATAGTTAAACGAACAGTAATAGCAGCCCATATCATCGCCGCATTTGCGACAGGTATATTTGAACATAATCTCATTACAGCATAAAGCTAAGAAGCTGCTCGAGCTGATCCGGTAATACTTGTTATCGAACGGCATTAGTCCTCATCTCGGATAGCTGCCACGATTCGCTGGACTAACGTGCCCTCAGCTACGTTCCCGCAACGTTCGCATATATGTAACGGCAGGAATTGCGCCTCAACTTGACGTGCGATTACTTCTCTTAGTTCGGCTAATACTGTTCTCATATGTGGATTACTCATTTCTTATCCTTTCCCCAACCTGTGCCGCGAAAGATAATCGCTGGAGCACTAAAGACTCTTATCATTGGATAACTACAGCAAAGAGGCGAAATATCGCCGTTAGATGGTATCGAGTGGTTCATCTCAAGCTCGCCGCCGCATTGGTCGCAGCGATACAAGTAACTAGGCATTAGTAGTCCCGACTAGGCAAACGCCCATCGTCCCGCAAACCGTACACTCGAGCGTCTTAACTCCGGGCGGAAGTAAATCTGTCACTATCCGTTCGACCTGTAACGTCTCTCGCTTACAGCGCCTACATTCAAATTTCAATTTGTCCATAGTTAGACTCCTTTAGATTGTCCATCGCGTTCAAATTGTGCTGGCTGACCCACCACGAATTGTCCTTGTCATGCTTAAAGCGATTTGTCTTAGCTGATCGAATTGGAATCCAGCCCTTGACGTAATAGGTTGGCGATTCGCCTACGACTAGCACCGCTAAGTCCTCGACTCTATCCCTTTCCCTCAGGATTAGATGTCCGTCTAGCCATTTTGTATGCTTGACTTCAATTCGGTTGCCGATGTCGGCTCTGACTTTGAACTTATCTAACTCAAGTTTGAAGTCTTTGATCCCGAAATATGTAGCTGCTGCTATTTCAGCACCCAGCGCTTCAGCTGTACGCCGAATAGACTCATGAATATTGCCTCGAGCTGACTGGTCATGGAAATAGTAATTTTCCACGCCCTTGGACTCGCACAAGAAAGCGGCTGCTGCTGCTTGTATTTCCTGATCTTTAGTTAGCGTGATCTTTGTTATTCCCATATCGCACACGCCCGATTATTCTCTGGGCATACCCAGCCCTTGTACGGCTTGCCGACTTTGCTAACGCCCTCTTTGCGAATCATTACGCCATGAGAACAGGATCGCCCGGTAAGTATCCCGCCGATCTCAGCGACCGCTTGAGTCATATCCCAAGGGTCATATGAGCCATTAGGTAGCTCTTGCTTAGGTGCGGCAACGATTGGGCGCTCGACCCGTTTCATTTCCTCTAGTGATGGGCGATTATGATTCTCGCTAAACTTAGATAATCCGCCTGTGTGTAAACTTCGCCCGATTGAGCTGGTACTACAATTTTCAAGCGGAAAGCGATTAGCGTTCGATCTGATTTCCTCGGCAAAATCTGTCGCAAAAGGTAAGGCGTCGGTTATTTCCTTGTAAATGTCTGTCTGGACTATGTAGCGAGTCCCGTCCTGAAATACGATCTTTACGTCTATTCGACCATTTGGATATTTAGCCCAGAATTTTTCTATGCGCTCAGCTACGGACTCGTAGCCCTCTAGTGGAATAGCCATTAGTAGCTTCTCAATCGCTCAGTAGCGGCACGAAGCCCAGCTGCTCGACCGCGGTTAAACCCGTCTTTAACGCCCTCTTTGTAACCGATAGTCCAGCCGACTAGAAACCAACCGACACTTGCAAGAAATACAGCTCCCGCCATTTCCAATACTGTAAACATTTTAGCTCCCGATTCCGGGTGCGACTTATTCGCTCCCTAGTTATAGGGTGAACTAAATGTCTGACAATTTCAAGCCTTACGCCTATTTAACGGCGTGTCGAATTGCTTATGAGCAAACTGTAAATTTCGTCAACCCGCTTTTCAAGGCGCGAAACCTGATCTTTGACGCTTGTTCCAGAATTAGGCTTGAGCTCGCTTAGGTAATACTTTACTAAGTGTCTAACTCCGGTAAGAAATGCCACTAAGAGCGTGACCGTAGCCACGCCCATAGCAGCCCAATCGTTTGCGTTCACTTAGCTTTAGCCCCAAACGAAACGTCTTTGGGATTCGAGTAACGCATTAGAACCGGCACGATCCCAGCAAATAAGCCCCACGCCAATTTTTTGGGATCAGTTTCGCCAGTCATATAGACAGCCAGCATGCCCGCAATAGCTGAGCGTCCATAACTAGCAGCGATAGCCTTTAGTTCTTTCATTACTTTTCTCCTAACCCTAGAGCCTTGATTAACTCTAAGACTTTTTTTGGGCTTACGTTGATTTCAAAATGCATTTCGTCCGGACGATTCTTGTAATCGCCGCCCCAAAATAAACCGTACTTTTTAGCAAGTGCGCGAATCATCGGAACTTTCTCAGCTGGAAACGTTCCTATTTTTCCGAGAACATGCTTAGTCGCGTTTAGATCGATCGCTGTTCCCGACGCGTGATTTGATAATCGATCCGTTGACCCGCGAACGTTACGAAACGCGAATCCCCAGTCGTCGAGCTGTCCGCCGTCTAGCGGCTCGATTAGCTCGTTGAATTCTTTGCAAAATCCCACGATTAAAGGTGCGACAGCTTCGGCGCAACGAATCTTTAAATGAGTCCCCGGTATCGCATAAGACTTGACATGGATCGACTCAGGTTTAGCCGAAGCTTCCCAGCCGTTATAGCTGGTTAGTTTCATGACAGCAATAGCGCCGCTTCGTCGGCTGTAATTCCGAGCTTAGTTAATAGCGCTTCTCTATCTGATTTTCTCAATTCGCGAACGGCTAATTCCTCGTTAATCTTTTTTAAATCTTTAATGTCATCAGCCGTAAATTCCTCGATCGTAACTTCTCCAGTTGACGCGTCGATAACTGTTTTAGTTGGTGTAGCCATAAATTGTCACTTCTCCTGTGATAGTTGATGAGGACGGGATTAAACTAAATCCATCGACTGTTCCGCCAGTTAAACAAGCTGCTCCAGTCGTAAAGGTAACGCCAGCGTCGGGGCATACGCCGCTACCAGTAACTTGGAAAACGCCGCTATAAGGTAAATGAAAATCTAAACTGTAAGTAGTTTGGTTAGCGTTTCCTACTGTATTGGCAATATATGAGCTAACATTTTTGCCAAAATTCAAGGTCGTCGCGTTATTCCAGCTTTCACTTCGTCCAGCGTAGTAATAGCCGACTGTTGTATCAGTTCCAGCGATTCGTTGTCTGATTGCCAAATCAGGAACGCCAGCGGCGGCGATAACTTTGATAAGAACACGGTAATTTTTATAAGTAGCGGAAAAACAATTGTTGACGTTTACAGCTGATGAAGCCGAAAACGACTGAGAAGTAATCTTTGTAAGTCCAGCGGTGCTGGTTAAAGTTGTCCATGCTGGCGCAGTAGCGCCGCCGTTTACGGTTAGCACTTGTCCAGCTGTACCAATTCCTAAACGTGTTACAGCGCCCGAGCCAGTCGCGTAAATTACGTCGCCCGCTGTAGTAACTGTTGATTTAGGTACAGCGGCAGCTGCTAGATCGTAAGACGTTTTAACCGCGTTAGCTGTTGCGGCTAAAGTTGTCGAAGTGCTTGAAGTTGAGTCGCTTAGTTGAACAGCTCCCAAATTCGAAGTCGTACCGCTCAAAATTCCTACTGATACGCTGCCAGATGTTCCGCCGCCAGTTAATGGTGAGCTAACGGTTACAGCTGTAATATCGCCGACGTCATTAGTAATCCATGTGAAATCCATGTCGGCATTTGTAGCCTTAGACAGGATTTGACCAGTCGTGCCGCCCTTTAGATCAGCCATAGACGTATCGACCGCTTGACCAAATACCTCGAAATCAGCTGGTAAATCGGTCACTAGGTCGGTGCTCGTTGGCATTTGCCAGCCGAAGTTACTCGTTGGATTAGTCATGTTTTCTCCTTATGCTACGACTAACGCGGTTTCCCACGTTAAAGACCCGGATATAGTATTCCACGCTTCGGCTATTGGCACTTGCTCCCACGACATAGCTTGTAGCGAATAACTTAGTGGCGACAGATTAAGCGTTATGGATATTTCATTATAGGCAGCCTTAAACGACCATCCCTCGACGAATCCCTGAAACGTTCCGGCAACCATGTTAGGCGGTAAATCGGTTATTCTTAAAGGTAAGCCCATAAACGCATTTATGAGCGAATCTCGATCGCCGTCGTCTAATTCTGGATTAGTGAGCTGGTAAGTAATTGCCGTAAAATTGGCTTGCGGTGCAGCTCTTAGCGTTAGGTAGAAATCGGCTTGATCTTGCGCGTCGGATTGATGTTTGACTGTCGTACTGATTGCCTGAGCTAAACGCCCGTAAAGGTCGATCGAGTTAACATCCTCGGCGCTTACTTCTTGATTGGAATTAGTGCCATATTTAAGCGTAATATCGTTCCGCACGTCGCCAGCTCGGGTTTCAATCTTGAGTCCGTTAAATAGCGCGTGATTAGCTGTTAACTCGGTGTAGCCGTAAGTGGCTAGGTAAACCGATCTATGAGTCGAATCGGCGTAGCTAATTCGACCCTGAGAATCCTCGTATATGTAGCCCAATCCAGACGTCGCGAGAGCGGCGACAAGCGAATAAATATCCACGCGATCAGATGATCGAGCTGCCAACTCGTAATTACCGGGCTGATCGATTTCGCCTAATCCGACGTTCTGAGCATTAGCCCACGTTTCGGTCGGATCGTAGTTAGCCCATTGTAAAGCTGCGGGAACTTCGCCCCAGTTATTTAATAGTAAATCTTGGAGAATATGATAAATCTGATCGCCGTCGAAATCTTGAACTAGCG